CCGTCACCGAGGTAGGATTGTACGTGGACGCCTACCTCAAGCAACGCGACCGCGACGAGAAGGCGCTCGACAAGGCCAAGCGGGGGCAGAAGTAGGAGCCTAGCATGCCGACGAAGATGGGGCTGTTCGCACGGCTCTCTTTCGACGGAGGCAAGGCCGTCACCGGCATGCGACAGGCCAGCGGAGCGTTCCGCGGCATGTCGCAGGCGGCTCGCGGTGCGCAACAGGCCGCGACCGGCGTGAAGCAGGTGATGGGCGGCATGACCATCGCTGCGACCGCGATGTCGGCCGGCGTGGGCGTCGCCCTGAAGAAGGCATCCAACTTCGAGTCCCAGATGGCCACGGTCAAGGGCCTGGTCACCCTCAACGCGAAGCTCCAGAAGCAAACCGCCGCGGAAGCTGCTCGCGACGTGGGCAAGCTCAACAACCTCGCGAAGAAGCTCGGCGCGAGCACCCGGTTCACCGCGACCCAGGCGGCCGAGGGAATCGAGGTGATGACCCGGGCCGGCTTCGCGGTGGATGACGTGGTGAGCGGCCTGCCCGGTGTGCTCCAAGCTGCGGCGGCCGAGAACATCGGCCTCGCCGACGCCACGAACGTCGTCGCTGGTGTGCTGCGGCAGTTCAACCTCGATAGCTCGCAGGCGACCAAGGTCGCCGACATCCTCGCGGCGACCAGTGCTGCCACGAACACGAACATCCTGGAGCTAGGCGAGGCGTTCCGCTACGGCGGCCTCCAGGCGGCCACCCTTGGCATCAGCGCCCAGGACACCGCGGCGATGATGGGCCTGCTCGCCAACTCCACCCTCAAGGCCAGCGTGGGCGGCACCAGCCTCACAAACATGCTGGTGAAGCTGGCCAAGCCCACCTCCAAGGGCGCGAAGCTCATCAAGGAGTGGGGCGTCAGGCTGAAGGACGCCCGCACGAAGGAGCTTCGCCCGATGGGCGACATCGTCAAGGACCTGACCAAGGCCCTCGCCGGTCAGGATGACGTGCTCCAGCGCACGGCCGATCTCCAGGAGGTGTTCGGGCGCCGCGGTGCTCGGGCCGCCATCGCCCTCGTCGCTGCCCAGAAGAAGGTCGAGAAGCAGTTCGGCAAGTCGGCCACGGCCATCACCGACCTCTCCGAGCGCCTCAACCAGGACGGCGCCGCGGCCGACCTCGCGGAGGCCAAGCTCGACTCGCTGTCAGGCCAGATCACGATCCTCGGGTCGGCTCTGGAGGGCTTCGCTATCGAGGCGATGGAGCCGTTCATGCGCTCCATGACCGGCGGGGTCAAGGGCTTCTCGACCCAGGTGCAGGACGTGGCGACCGCGCTGCGGCTGCTGAACGCGGACACGACCAGGTCAACCGAGGAGTTCAAGGCCCAGTGGTCTACCGTGCCCGAGAGCGCCCGAGAGTTCGCCGAGGGCGTGATGGAGGGCATCGCCGGGGTGAAGGAGGGCTTCCAGTCGTTGAAGCAGACCTTCAGCGGCGTGATGAGCTTCTTTGGCATGGGCGGCAGCCCCAGGGAGACGGCGAAGCTGATGACCCAGGTGGTCGGGCTCGCCCCGGCGATTCTGGGCCTGGCGGCGGCGCTGAAGGTGCTGTCGATGGGCTTCGGCATGGCGGCCGGCGGCGCGAAGATCCTCGCTGGCTCGTCCAAGATGCTGCTCGGTGCTGGCCGAGCCGGCGTGGGGGCTGGCAAGGGCGTCTTCGGCGCTCTGGCCCGCTTTGGCGCGGGGCGTATCCCGGGCGGCAAGGCGGCGGCTGCGGCGGCTGGTGTCGGGCTGTCGGCCGCGGCCCAGGGGCAGCCGGTCTACGTCACCAACTTCCACGAACTTGCGATGATGGGCGGCGTGGGCGGTGCGGCCGGAAAGCTCGGCAAGGGCGCGGCGGCTGCGGCAGGCGGCAAGGCTGCCGGCGGGTGGGCGTTCACCGGGGCTCGCGGCCTCGGCCGGTTCCTGCTCGGGGGTGCCGGGGCCACGGCCGGCGCGGCAGCCCTGGGGATCTTCGGGTCCATCTTCGAGGTGCTGCGCGCGAGTGCCGAGTCGATCAACCTCATCGGCGACTACGAGAAGCTCGCCCGATACAACCCGCTCCGGGAAATGGCCGAGAAGGAGAAGAGGCAGGCCGAGGCCCGCAAGAAGTCCGAGCAGGTGAAGCGCACCATCGAGGCACGGACCAAGCGCGCGGAGTTCGGCGGCGAGATGGACTTCGGGACGCTGGCCACGGCGCGGCAACTCGGCGGCCGGTTCCTGGAGAAGGCCAGGGCCGGGCTCATGGCCCAGGCGGAAACCCTCGCAGCCGAGGGTGAGACGAGCAAGGTGACGCGCATCCTGCGCGAGCTTGGCACCTCGTTCCGCCTGGACGAGTCGGGTGACCTGCCGAAGCTGGCGATGGCCGAGCAGGAGCGCAAGCGGCTCGCGAAGCTGCGGCGGATGAAGTCGTTCACCCCGGAGCAGCGTGGTGAACTGGCACGGCTGGCCGGGCTGGAGAAGCAGCTCGCAGACCTCACCCGGCTGCTCGGCGTCACCCTCGCGGGCCGGCAGGCCGGCGCTGATGTCCCGACCAGGGCCGAACTCGACATCCGGCTGGAGGTCGAGGGCCAGCAACTCGCCCGCGCCATGAAGGTCGCCGAGATGAACTGGCTCAAGGGCACGGGCGAGACGCCCGACCCCGAGGTGCAGCGGACGATGGAATACACCGGATTCGCACCACCCCCCTCCGCGACGGGCGAGACGAGGTAGAGTATGGGTCACGGATACGCATTCAAGCCCCTCCCGTGGCGCCTGTGGAATACGGAGACCTGGGAGGTCATCGAGTCGGGCTACAACGTCGACGGCGACATCGTGGAGTCATTCGGCGGCAACTGGGTCACGGTTGCGGCGCCTGGCATGGCCGACCCGATTCAGCAGTGGAGCAGCGGCCGGCAGAAGACGGTCAGCCTGGACCTGTTCTTCTTCGCCGAGCACTTCTACGACGAGATTGTCAGCAAGGTAAACCAGATCAAGCGGTGGGCCGAGATCGACTCCAAGCTGTCGCCGGCCCGCGTGCCCCGGCTCCTGTTCGACTACGGCGAGGCGTTCCAGATCCCGTGCAAGCTGGACGCGGTGGGCGCGCTCCGGTGGCAGGGCCGGCTCCGCGACGACGGAACCCCGCGAGTCGCCCGGGTGAGCCTGGTGCTGCGACGGTGGGTCGACTCCATCCAGTACGTGCCCACCGACCCCTCGGCTCGGCCGTCCACCACGGTCTACCACACCGTCAAGGAGGGGCAGACCTTCGAGCACGTCGCGGCGCGCCGCTACGGCCCAGAGAACGCGATCCTGGGCGTGCTCCTGCGGCAGGACAACCCCGACATGATTCCGCTGCTCGAAGGGCAGACAGTAGAGGTGCCTGACCTCGACAAGATGACCGACCGCACCATCGAGGGCACCTTCCCGCTCTTCTCTGGGACCGACTCGGCCGAGACGGCGCTGGAGGACCACTGGGATCTCCGCAGTGACGCGACCGAGGCGCCAGGCTCGGGCGACTTCCCGGCCGATGCTGGTCAGGCCGAGCTGTCGGTCGTGTTCAGCGTGGGGGCGTAACGATGGCTGACTTCGCGACAGTCCTGTTCGAGCGGCTCGACGGTAGCACCTGGGTCCGCACCGGGCTCGAAGACCTGGGCACGCTGCTCGCCGGCACCCCGGGCTCCACCATCGACCTCCGGGTGCGTAACGTCGGGGTCGACCGGACAGGTGTGCTGCTCTACACCGGCAGCGAGAGCACGACCCTCGGCACAGCCGATCTTGTGGAGCTTGCCGCCTGGGGCGATGCCGGCTACGGCTTGCAGGTGCAGCAGAAGAACGGCCCGCTCCCGGCCGACTGGGGCTCCTGGACCAGCTTCACCAGCACCGTCACGACCATGACCCTGTCGCGCTACGGGGTGGACCCGAACCAGACGACGGACGGTGACTTGCCGAAGTCGCTGGCCTGCCAGTTCCGCATCCGGCTCTACGTCCCGCCCGGCGAGGAGGGGCGCAGCCGCAAGTTCAAGCCTCGCCTGGGCGTGCGCTACGCCTCGGCGGCGTGAGGTGAGGCGTGCCTGACTACTGGGACGTCCAGGGTGTGCCGACCTTCGCACTGAAGGTGAACGGCACCCGCGTCGAGTCGGACTACGCTCGCCTCATCGAGCAGGTGACGTATCGCAGCTCTCACGACACCGCGGACAGCATCGGGCTCACGATCAAGGACCCGACCCTGCGCCTGGTAGACGCGAAGGTGTTCGCCGAGGGCAACATCCTCGACCTCTGGATGGGCTACGGTCACCAGAACTTCTACATGGGGCGCGGTATCATCTGGGAGCCTCCGCAGGGGGCGGCGCCCGAGGGTGGCGATGCCACGATTCGGATCACGGCGCACAGCGCGGCCCGGTGGATGATGGAGCAGGGCCAGAAGAAGGGCGGCCGGCGCTTCGGCGGCTACCGGGACCGGCGCCACGACAAGGAGATCGTGGAGGCCCTCGCGTGGGACTACGGCTTCAAAGCCCAGGCCGCGGCCACCGAGCAGAAGCGCAAGGCGTTCAAGGCCAAGGGGAAGAGCGACTGGGAGTTCGTGCGGCGCATGGCCTTCCTCGACGGCTTCCGGGTGTGGGTCGAGTGGATTCCCGAGGGATGGATCGTCAACAACACCGAGGTCAGCTCGGGCCAGTGGAATCTCTGCTTTCTGCCGCCAGGCCAGCAACCGAAGCGACCGCGGTTCATGCGGCCGAAGGAGTACGAGTTCGTCTGGGGTCCGAACATCTCGCAGCGCGACAACCGGCTGCTCGACTATTCCTGGAGCTTCGCAGCCGGTGCAGGTGCGAGCGAGGTGGAGGTGCTGCGCTTCGACCGTAGGACCTACAATTACGCGAAGTACATCGCGCAGCTCAACGAGACTGGCAAGCCGACCACGTTCCACGGGCCGGATGCGACCGTGCTCGACACCGAGAAGATCACAACCGGCTCGCGCGTGCTGTTCACCACCTTTGGCCGGCAGGTGCACGTCATCCGCGACAAGCCATTCCAGAACGAGAAGGAAGCGCTGGAGTTTGCGAAATCCTACCTGGCTCGCATCGCGACCAGCTTCATCCATCTCCAGGGCCGAGCCCCTGGCCTGCCCGACGTGAGGAAGTACACGCACCACACCTTCCGCGGCTTGCCGAATCGAATCGCTGGCCAGTACGAATTCATGGATGTCGAGCACACCATGAGCAGGACCGGCGGCTACACCATGCGCTTCTCTGGGCGGCGCGCCCCGGAGGACACCCTCGGCATGAGCGCGTTCAGGGTGTGATTGATGGCAAAGACCGAATGGTTCCAAGCAACCGTGACCGACGTGATGGACCCGGAGCGCCGTGGCCGCATCAAGGTTAGCTGCTCGGAGCTGCTCGACGCCGACAGGGAGGCTGGTGAGACCGAGCCCCCCGAGCTGCCGGATTGGATCGAGCCGATGTTCTTCGCGGCTGGCAACCCGGCCAAGACCGGCGGCCAGCCCTACGGGTTCTTCTTCGTCCCGCGGCCTGGTGACCTCGTAGAAATCGAGGTCAACGACGGTGCCGACATGGAGACCGAGGGAGGGATGCGGTGGCGCTGCGGCTTGTATCCCGACAGAGATGCTGTACCGGGCTTCTTCCAGGGTCAGTTCTCGGACGAGGTGGAGGAGGAGCTGTACCCCCACATCCACGGGTTCATCTCACCTGACGGGAACGGCTGGATGATTTTCGATGGCCGGTCGTTTAGTGGTGGTGCTGACGACGAAGAGAATTCGATGGTGTTCCTGTTCACAGGGATGCGAGGACAGGGCGGCAACCTGGCTTTTTCCCCGACGACGATGGTGTGGATGGGCAACGTCGACGGCGCCGAAGGCCCGAGCATCCTCATCACCGACGCGCGGCACAACCGGCTCGTCATCGAAGGCGGCGCAGCCGAGGGTGAGGGGGTTGTCTACCTGCTCACCAATACCGGTCACCGTATCGCTCTACGCGACGACAACAACACCATCGAAATCACACACAAGGACGGCCCGATCTTCAAGCTCACCGACACCGACATCGAGGCCAGGACGCCGAGCGGCGACCGGCTTCTGATCCGGGACGGGAACGACATCCGCATCGAGCAGGCCGGCGGTGAGCTGGTGCAGGTGAGCGCGACCGCTGGTATCCTCATCGGCAGCGGCTCGTCGGAGCCCCTGGTTCTGGGCAACACATTCAGCAACCTGCTCAACACGGCACTCGGCGCGATCCTCGCGCATGTTCATCCGACGCCAGGCGCGGTGATGGGGCCGCCGCAGTATGCCGCGCTCCAGGGAGCGATCAACACGCTCATCACTGGAGCCCACCTTTCCGACTTGGCAAAGACGAAGAAGTGAGGCTATGATAGGGCACCTGACTCCGACCAACCCAGGAGGGAAGTGAGATGAGCACCGAGACCCAGTTCGAGAAGATCGCGAAGGCCGCGCCCGACTTCGACAAGGAGAGTGTCGATGCCTTCGTCGGGCGCGTGCGGGCCGGCTTCAGCATCGGCATCATCGTCCCCATCGAGGAGGCGAACAAGGCCGAGTCCAAGCTCGGGCGCCTGCGCATGAGCCGCAAGTACCGCGAGGGCGACTACCAGCGCGTCCAGACCTGGTGCCTGTGGCTGAAGCGCATCTTCGGCACCTTCGCCATCATCGAGAACGACTACGCCTCGAAGCTGTTCAAGGTGCCCTTCTCGGACGACGGCAGCGAGGTCAAGTTCGACCTCGACAAGGCCCAGGAGGTCAAGGAGGACTTCGTGGCCAAGGCCGGCTTCCACATCGAGCTGACCCCGGCCATCTGGTCGCCGGTCATCTTCGGCACCACGGACACCCCGGCCAAGGAGTAGTCCGTGACCGAGAAGGCCAAGGGCAAGCTCGGCCAGTGGGCCGGCATCCTCACCGGGCTCGCGGCACTCATCGGAGCGCTGGTCGCCGCCTGGACGACG